ACAGTACCAGTGATGACGCAATGGACAAGTATATTGAAGAATATAAAGAGTTTCAAGCAAAAGCAGATTCCGTCACTGAACTTGCTGATAGTTTGAAAGGAGAAATTATCATTGCTGATAACGAATCCAGAGCGGCAGAAGGTCGTGCAAAGATACTAAGTCGTCAGGTAAATTCATTAAAGAATGAAACACTGAGTATGGAAGAACGAGCAGAAGTAATGAAGGAAACTCTCCTTGATACGTTAGAGTTGGCTCGTCAAGTATTACCATTAAAAGATTCTATTATTGCAAAACAAAAGGAAACCATAGCAGCACAAGGTACCCAAGTCACTGAATTAGAAAGTGCATTACAAAGTAAAGATAATGCCTTACGTATGGCAATGATGCGTGGTGATAGTCTCCAAATGGTGGTCAATCTTATCCCACCTGCCCCAAAGAATCCTAACCGTATGTTTGGGTTCAAGTTACCAAGTCGTAAGGCATCATTTGCAGTTGGATTAGCAATGGGACTTGGAACAGGAATTCTTGTAATCAAGTAAGAGGTTTTATGAACGCAACATCACAACAGTTACGTGACAAAATCAAAGAAGAATTTAAGAAATGTGCGTTAGACCCTGCATATTTCCTATCACGATATTCCTATATCCAACACCCGATTCGTGGTCGGGTGTTGTTTGATTTATACCATTATCAGAGAACTGCTCTAAAAGATTTCGAAGGTAACGATTATAACATTGTTCTCAAAGCTCGTCAAATTGGTATTTCCACATTGGTTGCAGGGTATGCTCTTTGGTTGATGTTGTTCCATAAAGACAAGAACGTATTGGTTATCGCAACTAAGCAAGAAACAGCAAAGAACTTGGTTACCAAAGTAAAGTTTATGCACCAAAACCTTCCAGTATGGTTACGAGGTAATGTCATCACGGATAATAAGTTATCATTACAATTTGGTAACGGGTCACAAATTAAAGCAGTGGCATCAAGCCCAGATGCAGGTCGTTCTGAAGCATTGTCTCTTCTCATCCTTGACGAAGCTGCGTTCATTGATGCAGCAGATATTATTTGGACAGCAGCATCCAGTACATTATCAACGGGTGGTAAAGCAATCCTACTGTCCACTCCAAACGGCGTTGGTAACTTCTTCCATAAGATGTGGCAACAAGCTGAAACCAAAGCCAATAATTTTAATACTATTTTATTAAATTGGAAGGTACATCCAGAACGTGACCAAGCGTGGCGCGACCGTCAAACGGAACTGATGGGTGAGATGCAGGCAATTCAAGAACACGATGCATCGTTTATTTTCTCAGGCAACACGGTAGTTCCAGCAGAAATACTTGAATTCTATAAGAAAACATATGTTCAAGAACCAATATCAAAAGAGGGATTTGATGGAAATTTGTGGGTATGGGAATATCCGCACCCATCTAAGTCATATATTGTGTGTGCTGACGTTTCCCGCGGGGATGGGGAGGATTACTCAACTTTCCACGTAATTGATATCGAAGCATCGGCACAAGTCGCAGAATATAAAGGTAAAATTGAGACAAAAGCATTTGGAAATATGTTGGTGTCTATCGCAACTCAGTATAATGATGCTCTCCTTATTCCAGATAATAGTAGTATTGGGTGGAATGCTATCCAACAAATTATCGACCGTGGGTATAAAAATCTCTTCTATATGTCCAGAGATTTACAATATGTGGACGTAGAACATCAAATGACGGGAAAATACCACAAAGAAGAACGAGGAATGGTGCCAGGATTTATGATTTCTCAAAGAACCAGACCATTAATTATTAACCGATTAAAAGAGTATATGTTGGAAACATCGTTTACTGTTCGGTCAAGTCGAATGATTGCGGAGTTAGAAACATTTATCTGGAAAAATGCTAGACCAGAAGCATTATCTGGGTATAATGACGACTTAGTTCTTGCCCTTTGTATTGGGTTATGGGTTCGGGATACCGCTCTTAGATTACATCAAGAAGGAATTGAATTGACTAAGTTAGCTATCGATAAAGCTAAGTATCAACTAGGGTCTATGGTCTATACCACCAACGGCTTAAACCACAATCCATACGAAATGAATATTGGGGAAAATAAAGAGAATTTACGGTGGTTACTGTAAATACATAATACTTATATAGTAGTGTCATTATATACTATTTTTGAGATAATATATGAAAGCTGAAGATATTCGTCGTATAATTCATGAAGAACTTGAGAAAGTTATCAATGAGCAAGCATATCAATGGTGGTTAAAACCAGCGGAGGCGGAAACTCCCGATGCGCATTTAAATCCAAGTCAAGTTCACGAAGAAATGTGTGAAGGTGAAGGTTGTCTTGACGAAAAATCAGTCCCAGAACCATATAATCGTAAGTCACCACCGCGTAGACCAATGACTAAATCTCAAATAGATAAAAGACAAAAAATTGGTCGTAATATGTTGTCAAATGAAAAAGTGGTTAGTAGATTTCGTAAAGATTACGGTGATGAATGGAAAGACTATCTTTGGGCAGCAGCAACCTCAGCAACATTCAGACAACGTGGTAGTTCCAAGAGTGACGATAAACGGAAAAAATAATACATTTGGAGAGCAATATGATTAGATTGTCAGGATTAGTGAATCTAAAGGCATTAAAAGAAGAATCACACGAAGAACCAACACCAGCTCCAACTGTAGCTGTTGATAAAAAGTCTCGCGTTGAAATGAAATTAAAGAGACTCAAAGAAATGCAAATGACCCCGGACCAAGAAAAGAAGGTGGATGAACTCTTGGTTCAATATGAAGAATTAACCGCTAAGCAAAAGCAACTTGATGTAGATAAGGACGGCAAGATTGAAGCTGATGATTTAGCAAAACTTCGTGCTGGTAAGAAGGCTGACGAAGCAGTTGGGGAAGACCACGAAGTATCAATGGCATCCAAGACCCTTGACTCTATCATCAGACACGCAACCGAATTAAAGGGTAAGATTGGAATGGAAGAAAAGGACATTCCAGCATGGATTCAAGACCATATTGCAGTTGCTGAAAACAACCTTGACCAAGCAAATACCAGTTATCACGAATACGGTGATGAAGAAAAGACTGATATGCCAGTAGACAAGGATTTAGAAGCAATGAAAGAAACAGTTAATGAAGCAGCACCAGAAGGTTGGGAAAAGACTGTATTGGCTATGAAGAAGCACAAAGAAATTGACAATCCTTGGGCACTTGCGCATTGGATGAAAAGCAAGGGATATCAACAACATAAGAAAAAAGGAAAAGAATAATGGAATCCGTCGCAAAGTTTATCTCAGTGCTTCTTGCTAGTCGTGAACAAGCCCATATCTTCCATCTTCAATCTCCTTCATATGCTCAACATAAGGCATTACAAGGATACTATGAAGATATCGTAGACTTGGTTGACACCTATGTAGAATCATACCAAGGCCGTTACGGAATTCTAAAGGGATATAAGCCAACAACTCAAATTTTTGAAGATAACTCAACTCTTCGCTATTTTGCAGGATTATTATCATATGTCGATAATACCCGTAAAGAACTTCCACAAGACGGTGAACTCAATAATACCGTAGATGAAATCGTTGGTCTTATTTCCAGTACTCACTACAAACTCAAATTCCTAAAGTAATATGAAATACAGAGACTTTTTTCCAGAAGGGTATTCAGACGGTACATCATTTTCACAAACCAAAGCAGATTTTGGTCAAGAAAAACCAGAAGAAATGCCAGAAACCGACCCAAAAGATTTAGCAGTTCGTTCGGCTCGTATTAGTGATATCCTAGAACGTAACATTCCAACCAGTCCAGAAAAGTGGGCAAGGGCAAAAGCAGCAGCACGTTCTAAATTCAAGGTTTACCCATCTGCATACGCTAACCTCTGGGCAGCAAAGAAGTACAAGAGTATGGGTGGTGGATGGAAGAAGGGAAAGAAGTGATTAAGTTAATGGACCTTATACCAGAAGAATGGACGAAAAAGTATAAGAAATCTATTAACTGTAGTAATCCAAAAGGTTTTAGTCAACGAGCCCATTGCGCTGGTCGCAGAAAGCGAAAGCGTGGTGGTAAAACTAAATCGAAACCAGTATGACACGATTCTCTGATTTATTAGTTGAAGTATCAATTGACCTTGACGAAAAGTACAAAACCAAGGGAAGTCTTGGTAAGTGGCTTCGTCAAAAGTGGGTTGATATTTCTCGTAAAAACAAAGATGGTACACATCCACCATGCGGTGCTTCTGCTGGCAAAAAGGAACGAAAGGGTGGGTCAGCAAAATATCCAAAGTGTCGTCCTGCCCGTTCTGCTGCGGCAATGAGTAAGGGTGAAAAGCGGTCAGCAGTCACTAGAAAGAGAAAGGCAGGAAACCCAGGCGGAAAGCCAACAATGGTATCCACATTTAAGAAAAAAGAAGAATGATATGGAAAACTTAAATGAAGCCTGTTGGGAAGGATATAAGGCAATTGGTGGAAAAATGAAGAACGGTAAAATGGTACCGAATTGTGTTCCTATCAATGAGGATGATATTATTGAAGAATATTGCCCACGTTGTTTAGCAACCGAAATTATACGAGCAGCAACACAACCACTACAAGAAGCAGAATATCACGGACGAAAGGTTACTCTTGGAAAACCTATGCGAGGCGATGTAAAGAAGTTTAAGGTGTTCGTCAAAGACCCAAGTACTGGTAACGTCAAGAAGGTTAACTTCGGTGACAAGACAATGAGAATTAAGAAGTCAAATCCAGCTCGTCGTAAGTCATTTAGAGCACGACATAATTGTGACACTCCGGGGCCAAGAACAAAAGCACGATATTGGTCATGTCGTAAGTGGTAATTTCCCCCTTGACAATTAATACAATTTATTATACATTACTACAATAGTGTGTGGAGAAATAAAATGGCATTATTAAAAGATTTACTCAATGAGGCTACCAGTCAAACCACGCGTAGAGTTCATTTAATGCGAGTGGAAACAATATTAGAAAATATTGCTCCAAGACTTAAACAGGCTGACCAAAAGAAACTTGCAGAAATTTATATTGAATTAAAGCAAATGGCAGAAATGTTAAATGAAACCCCATATACAATTTTTAATACACAACAATGGGCTTTATTAGAAATCGTATTAAAAGGTAAGGTGGCAGAATTTAAGTTAATTGCAGAGGACATTGCAGAAAATAATAAAGATGTTGATTGCTGGCCTTTGGCGTATGCAATCGATACAATTCTCATTTAAGTGAGGGGTTATGGCAGATACTAGTGTATTTGGTCGCCTACGGAAACTGTTTTCCACAAACACAGTTGTCCGCAATGTAGGTGGTAAAAAGTTAAAAGTTGCAGATACGGATAACGTTCAATCCTTTATTAACCGTAGAGGCATTGACCGTTATCATCGTGTCTATTCGTCAATGACCGGCGGATATGGTGCAGCAGGTGGTCGGTATGAATCTGCAGCAGCATTTCAAGGGTCACGTTTACAATTGTTCCGTGATTATGATATGATGGATAATGACCCAATCATCTCATCAGTAATGGACATTTACGCAGACGAATCCACTGTAAAAGACGAATTTGGTCAAGTACTTAGTATCCGTTCAAAGAACCAACAAATCCAAGATATTCTCCATAACTTATTCTATGATGTATTGAACGTTGAGTTCAATCTCTGGCCCTGGGTCAGAAATATGGCTAAGTATGGGGATTTTTTCTTATTCCTTGATATTGACGAAAAGTATGGCGTAGTCAATGTCATTCCGCTCTCGGTATATGAAACGATTCGTATTGAAGGACAAGACCCAGGTAATCCATTCTCGGTGAAGTTTAAAGTAGAAAATGATTTCTTAGCACTTGGAAAGAAAGAATTTGATAATTATGAAGTTGCCCATTTCCGTCTTCTCTCCGATACTAACTTCCTTCCATATGGTAAGGCAATGATTGAGGGTGGTCGTCGTATTTGGAAGCAACTTCAATTGATGGAAGATGCAATGTTAATTCACCGTATCATGCGAGCACCAGACAAGCGTAAGGTGTTGGTTGATATTGGAAATATTCCAGCAAACGAAATTGATACACACATGCAACGTATTATCGACCGCATGAAAAAGACACCATTGGTTGACCCAAAGACAGGGGATTACAACCTTCGGTATAATATGATGAATATCACAGAAGATTTCTATCTTCCTGTTCGTGGTAAAGATTCTGGAACAGATATCCAAAACCTACCAGGCTTACAATTTAACGCAATTGAAGATATTGAATACCTTCGTAACAAGTTGATGGCAGCATTCAAAGTACCGAAGTCATTCTTGGGGTACGAAGAAGATACTAATGGTAAGGCAACATTGGCAGCACAAGACGTTCGTTTCGCACGTACCATTGAACGCATTCAACGCATTATGGTGTCAGAACTTACCAAGATTGCTATCATCCATTTATACGTTCAAGGATTCACCGATGAAGAACTAATTGACTTTGAACTTGAAATGACCTCACCATCAGTCATTTATGAACAAGAAAAGTTAAACTTGTGGAAGGAAAAGGTAGCATTGTCTAAAGATATTGCAGACAGTAAGTTCTTGTCACGTGACTGGATTTACCACAACATTCTTCAAATTGCCGAAGATGACGCTCGTACGGAACAAGAAAAGATAGTCAAGGATGTTGAGTGGGTCGGCAAGGCCGAAGCAGCACAACAAGCAGCTGCACAACCACAACAACCACAAGCTGGGGCAGGTCAGCCTGAAGCAGAAGCACCAGCAGAACCAGAAGCTGGAGCAGAAGAGGAACAGCAACTGGATACTGTAGACGCTGTACTTGCATCTCTTGAGGATATCCCAACAGAAGAAGAAGGTGGGGATGAAGCTGAGTTGGAAGAAGCTAAGATGGGGCGTCCAAAGGTTGGTCAAAAGTATGGCCAAGACAGTCACCCACGTGGTCGTGACCCACTCGGACATAAAGAAAATCTAGGTGCATTACGTGTAGGACAACAACGCAAACCTTCCAGAAAGTCTCCGTTGTCTCTCGAAAATCATGAAATTTCGGGTCTAATTAAACAACTAAACGCTCATAAAATTGCACCAGAAACCTCTAGTATCTTAAACGAAGACAATATTTTAGACATCGAAAACTAACGAACTAGAAATTATCATACTATTTAATATATGATAAGGTATTTTTTTCACTTATGGCGGATTCTTTTATGAAATCTAGTATTAAGCATAATAAGCTAAGAAACACTGGTATCCTTTTTGAACTATTAGTACGTCAAATTACTGCTGACGTAATGGAAAACAAAAAAGATGGAGTTGCTGTTAAGTTAATGCGTGAATTCTTTAATTCGAAAAAAGAATTAGGTAAAGAACTTATGTTATACCGTGCATTTTTTAACGTTCAGAACGTGTCTGAACAAAAAGCATTTCAACTATTGAAGTTAGTAACCGAGCAAAGAAAGAATCTCGACCAACATGCGTTAGACACCCAAAAATATCTTTTAATTAAAGAAATTAAAAAGAACTTTGATTTAAAAGAATTCTTCGCAGCACGTATTCCTTCATATAAGATTTATGCATCTATCTATAAGAATTTTGACGCAGCAATTAATGGAATCAACGATACGACAACTATTGAAGAATTAGCAAGTAGTCAATTTACAATTGTTGAACATCTAGCAGGTAAATCTGTAAACAAGGAAATTAAAGAACATAATGAATTGTCAAATATCATTCGTAGTCAAGATGATGATATTAGATTCCTTGCGTATAAAATTTTAATTGAACGTTTCAATGAAAAGTATAAGGGATTAGATGAAGCACAAAAGAAACTGCTTCAAGAATATATTTACAATATCTCAAATACATCAAAGTTAAAAACATATACACAAACAGAAAGTCGTCGTTTGGCAAAGGCAATTACACAATCATCTATTAAAGTTAAAGACAAGGTTACTCGTATTAAGCTAAGTGAAGTTGTATCTCAACTTCAAAAGGTACAAACCGCTACCGTCATCAAAGAAAATCATATGACCGCTATGTTAATTGGATATGAAATTCTCAAGGAGCTTAAGGCATTATGAGTAACGAAGAAAAACTTAGAGCATTTATTCGTAAAGTTCTAGAACAAGAACTTAAAGAAATTAGTACATCAGCCGGAGCAGGTGCATATCTTACCCCTATGGCATTTCGTGGTAATGTTCAAAAAAATATTGCTAAGATGAAAAATGTAGCCACTCAATTAGGATATAAGTTATCACATCGTGGTGAAGAAGAAATGAAACGCCGTGCCGATACCATGGAACAACTTCAAAAAGAAAATCTTGTTGAAGGTAAAATTAGATATCACGAATATAAGAAAGATGAAAGTGCAACATCTACTCAAAAAATTGCAAAGACCATTTCTGAAATCAATAAAAACTTGATGGAAATGGAACGAATGTTAAAGATGAATGCTCGTCTACAAAAAGAATCTGGAATTGCCAGTGAAGCATTGTATCGTCGTACCCAACAAGGATTATTAAAGTTAGAAGCACGGTTACTTCACCTCGCCGGTAAAGTACGGGACATAAGAGGAAAGTAATATGAAGAATTTATTAGTTGAATACAATGTCATTGAATACGGAAAGGATTTATTAGCTGAAGCGGCTGATGTTAGTAAACCATTGATGTTAAAGAATGTTCTTCTTCAACGAGCTGAAGCAAAAAATCAAAATGGACGTATTTACCCACAAGAAATCTTACAGCGTGAAGCCGGAACTTATAAAGAAAACTTTGTAGTCCAACGCCGTGCTCTTGGTGAACTTGACCATCCAGAAAGTCCAGTGGTCAACCTTAAGAACGTATGTTGTAACGTTACGGAATTATGGTTTGAAGGGCAAGACGTTCGTGGTAACATTGAAATTCTTTCCACTCCATCGGGCAATATTGTTCGTGAACTCATCAAAAATAACATTCGTCTTGGTGTATCCTCACGTGGTATGGGGTCAGTTAAGTCAATCGGTGAAAATACCGTAGAAGTTGGTGACGACTTCTCACTTATTTGTTTTGATATTGTCAGTAACCCAAGTACACGCGGTGCATTCATTAACGAAAGTACGAAAAGTACTATCACTACACCATATTCACGTATTGATTCACTAGTATACGATTTCCTCAGTGAAGTAAAATGAAATTAGCAAAGGAATTTGTTAAGTTTACAGTTAAAGAATTAGGATTAAAATCATTACCTAAGAGTATTAAGTTCGAGGGTGATGGTTATTCTGCGCAACATTTAACATTTGGAACGTATAATCCTTCTACCGATGAAATCGTGGTGGTCAAGGGTCAACGTCATCCTATTGATGTATTACGTACATTAGCCCACGAATTGGTTCACCACAAACAACGTGAAGATGGACAAGAATTGAATGGTGAAAATGGATCAACCACGGAAAATGAAGCAAATGCAATGGCTGGAGAACTGATGAGAAAGTTTAGAACAGTTCGTCCAGAGATATTCAATGTTGGGCCTTGGGGATTTCATACCAATATGGAAGGAAAGATTCAATCTATTTTACAAGTTGCAAAAACAGGTAAAGCACAAAAGATTGAAGAACATTATGTAGATGGATTTACTGCAAAACTATTAGTAACAGTTGCTCACAATCTATCCGCAAATAATAGAAAGAAGTTTTATAACGAATCTATAGGTGATATGGTCACCTTAGCATATAAATTAGTTACTCAGTAAAACGGAGGCAGTATGTACGTTGAAGTTAAAGGTGATAAACAAGTTGATTTAGAACGAGCACTCCAGCAGTTCGTCAAACAGGTTAAAAAAGCCGAATTGATGGAAGATTTAAAGAAGAAAGAATTCTATTTGAAGAAGTCGAAGAGACTCCAAAAGAAAAGTCAAGACGCCCTTCGCCGTAGAAAACGGGAAGAAAGTAAGGTGCAAAAGAAAAACAACAACAATAATACATTTTAACTAAAAATTGATGTTTTACAAAAAACAATAATATATATTATTTAGTACACCTCATTTGGGGTGTGATTTTTTGTTGTATATATACGTCATAATGGCTCACAATAGTCATTTTAATTCTCATAGGAGAGAAAATTTATGGCAGAGTTCGAATTCACGAACAAGCTTTTAAAGGAAGCAATTGCAGACGCAGAAGCAGTTCGTCAAACAGCAATTGAAAACGCAAAGCTTTCATTAGAAGAAACGTTCACACCCCAAATTAAGTCAATGCTTTCACGCAGACTTCGCGCAGAAGCAGAAGGCATGGAACATGATGAAGAAGAAAAGGATGTAGAAAAGAAAGAAGAACCAAAAACAGAAATGGCAAAACCAGAAGAAGAAAAGAAGCATATGGAAACTGAAGCTGCAACTGAAACTCCATTTGAAGACGGAGAATCAGAAGGTGGTCATCTTGCAGCAACATCAGATATCGGCGCAGGTGACAATAAGGAACCATCACCAGAAGCATTTGATTCAGCAGACGATGATGAAAGTGGCGAAGACGCAGGCGAAAGTGATACCGATTGGTATGATGACTGGTCAGACGCTGACTTTGACCTTGATGAAGTAATCAAGGAATTAGAAGCAGACCTTAAGGAAGTCTCACATGACGAAGACGAAAAGGAAGAAGAAAAAATGGACGAAGCTATGCATGACGAAGAAGAAAAGGAAGAAATGAAGGAAGAAATGCATGGTGAAGAAGACAAAGAAGAAAAGAAAGCAGACAAAGCATTCCCAATGGAAGCCCCAGAAGGTGATGCAGAAAAACCAGAAATTCCAACTAAGTCTTCAGATATCGGAAAAGAAGCCGCACACACCGCAGCAGATGTAAATACTTTTGTAGCCGAACCATCAGATGTAAATAAGATGGAAGGTGAAGAAATGAAGGGTCACGAAGAAGAAGGCGAAGAAGAACTTGATTTAGAAGCAATTCTCGCAGAATTGGAAGCCGAAGATGAAAAACATAAGGTATCATCTGAAAAAATGGCATCCCTAGAGAAAGAACTTGCAGAATATCGTCAGGCTGTAAAGCTCCTACGAGGCAAGCTACACGAAGTCAATCTTCTCAACGCAAAACTCTTGTACACCAACAAAATCTTCCGTAAGGAAGGTTTGACTACTGAACAAAAGGTAATGGTCGTAGAAAACTTTGACCGTGCAACCACCGTTCGTGAAATCAAGATGGTATACACAGTTTTGGTAGAAACATTAACTTCCGCAGCAAAGGTAGTAAAGGCAACAAAGGCACCAAGTAAGGTGGTCACCGAAGGGTTCGCAAGTAAGGCAACCCCAAGTACCGCTCCAAAGACTGAAGCACCAGCAGTTATCGCAGAAAACTCTGTTGCTAAGCGTTTACAACAACTCGCAGGAATCATTTCATAACTCACTAGGAGATAAGCATGTCAGACGTAAATTCACTTATCAACGAAGCCGGTTCAGCACACAAGGTAATCGTTGAACAATCCCGCCAATTAGCAGGTAAGTGGGAAAAGTCAGGTCTTCTTGAAGGCTTGAAGGGAACAGAAAAGCAAGGTATGGCAGTAATGCTTGAAAACCAAGCTTCACAACTTCTCTCAGAAAACTCATTCACCAACCAAGCAGGCACCTCAGGTGAACAATGGGCAGGTGTAGCACTTCCATTAGTCCGTAAGGTCTTCGGAAGTATCGCAAGTAAGAACTTCGTATCAGTCCAACCAATGAACCTTCCTTCAGGACTTGTGTTCTTCATGGACTTCAAGTACGGTAACACTATACTTGGAAAGACCGCAGGTCAATCACTCTATGGTACCGCACTTTCAAACACCTACAGTGCATTTGGTAACCAAGATGCAGGTGGCTTATACGGCGCAGGTGCATTCGGCTACTCAATCAACGATGCATCAACAAACATCGTTCCAGTAGCTTCACAATCAGTAAGTTTGTCAGATATCAACTTCAACACTCTTTTCAACACTGCAAGTCTCAGTAAGTACGTAGTACCAGCAGTAAGTGCTTCAAACGCAGACTTCTTAGCAGTACGTACCTTCGTACCAAGTGGTTCAGGTGCAGACATGGCAGCACTTGTCCTCCAAGAATTCACCAAGTACGATGGCACCAACATCACCTTCATCGTCAACACCGCAGCATCAGGTACCAAGACTGTTGACAAGATTACTTTCGTCAAGCAACCAACCGACACCACCCGTGGTGACTTCGAAGATCGTGATGGTTCAACCGACTTAGCAATTCCACAAATCGATCTTGAACTCCGTTCAGAAACTATCGTTGCTAAGACACGTAAGTTAAAGGCAGTCTGGTCACCAGAACTTGCACAAGACTTGAACGCATACCACAGTGTGGATGCAGAAGCTGAATTAACAGCAATGTTAAGTGATTACATCTCAACCGAAATCGACCTCGAAATCCTTGATATGTTAATCGCAGCTGTACCAAGTCTTACCACCGAATTCTGGTCAACCCAAATCGGTAGTGTATACAATTCAGTAACCGGTGCATTTGCAGTATCTTCATACACTGGTACCGCATGGACCAATATGACCTGGTTCCAAACACTTGGTCAAAAGATGCAAAAGGTAAGTAACAAGATTCATCAACTCACCATGCGTGGTGGTGCAAACTTTGCAGTATGTTCACCAACCGTCGCAACAATCCTTGAAACCATCCCAGGCTTCATGGCAAACACAGATGGTGACAAGATGGAATTTGCAGGTGGCGTAACCAAGGTTGGTTCATTCCAAAACCGTTACACCATCTACAAGAACCCATACATGAAGGAAAACGTCCTATTATTGGGCTTCCGTGGAAGTAACTTCCTCGAAACTGGTGCAGTATATGCACCATATATCCCACTCATCATGACTCCGCTCGTGTATGACCCAAACAACTTCACCCCACGCCGTGGTGTGATGACCCGTTACGCAAAGAAGGTAGTACGTCCTGAATTCTTCGGTAAGGTTCTTATCGACGGATTAAACTTACTATAATCTAGTAAGCTAACGGAGGGAATAAACTGGGTGGCCGAAAGGTCACCCTTTTTATTTGCCTTAAAATAAGAGTTAATGATTTAATAAAACTATTTATTATAAGTCCCTAATTAGAGAGAATTATGGAAACACAAGAACCAATTTTTTACGACGGTAATCCAAGAAATCCATTTGGTATAACACCATTTGGGTTTTTCGATAACGATCAAGAGTTCGTTACCGATGCTCCACGGGCGGCTGAATTCGTGGCACGGAAATTGGGGTATCCAGTTGTCGAAGTAGAATTGACTGATAAACAAATTTACGCATGTTTTGAAGAAGCTATTACCACGTATGGTAATCAAGTTAATCAATTTAATGCACGTGAATACATGATGTCTTTACAAGGTGTTAGTACAGCAACATCTGCTACACAACGAAATATTATAGGAACACCATTACCTCAATTAATTAGACTTGCAAATGATTATGGTGTAGAAGCTCAATCCGGTGGAAATGTTGAAATTAAAAGAGGGTATATTTCTGCATCTATTGGAACACAAAGTTATGATTTAAAATCATTGTGGGCAAACGTATACGAAAGTGGATCAGCAATTGAAATTCGTCGTGTATATCACTATATGCCGTCAGCAGTAGCTCGTTACTATGACCCATTTGCAACCACGGGTCTTGGTCTAACTAACCTAATGGCAGAATTTGGATTTGATGGATTTTCACCACCAGTCACATTTGTGATGATGCCAGCATACGAAGACTTACTCCGTATTCAAGCAATCGAAATCAACGATATGATTCGTAAGAGTCAATACGGATTTGAAATATCAAACAACATCATCAAATTCTCTCCAGTATTTAAGAGAGATTCAGTTATTTATTTTGACTATAATGTAGCAAAAGACAAACAAGCAAATATATTCCAATCTGGGTCGAATGTAGCAAGTGACCTTTCAAATGTTCCATATGAACATATCAATTACACCAAGACAAATGATATGTCACGTACATGGATATTCAGATATACACTTTCATTAGCAAAAGAACTGTTAGGTATTATTCGTTCTAAGTTTGAAAATATTCCTTATCCAGACGGAATTATCAGATTAGATGGTGAAATGCTTCGTCGTGAAGCAGTTGCAGAAAAAGAAGCATTGACCAAAGAACTTCGAGAAACACTTGAAGAAACTGGTATGCAAGCACAAATGAAAAAACAAGCAGAAAATGCAAAGATGATGCAAGAAACATTTGCAAAGATACCAACACTCATTTACATAGGTTAATAAATGGCACGCTTTGTTACGCAACGTGACTTTGAATTCATCCAACACATCACTCGGGAATTGATTGATGAAACGATGGATGTGGCGGTCGTATTGTATAAAATTGTGGTAGAATCAGCTAAGGTTAATATTTACGGCGAAAGTACGGTAAAACCACGTTATACACCCGTTAAGGTTAACGCAATCATTAAGTATGATAAGAATACTCCAGTACGAGAAGAAGGATTTGGGTCAAACCAAGAGCAACAAACAGAATTTAAATTTGCTCGTCGTATGTTACAAGAAGTAAACACATATCCAGAAATTGGTGATATTATTGGATATAATAATCATTTTTACGAAGTTCATAATATCACAGAAACACAACTTATTGCAGGTAAGCCAGGGTTTAATACCGCAATCATTTGTATGGCACACTTAACTCGTCGTACAAGTATTGACATTGAAGAGGCACAAGTATGACCTTTGACCCAGAATATAAAGAACCCATAAACGTTGTTAGGGATGCACAACAAACTACGACAGTAGAAAATAGAGCAAATGATACACAATTTGGTTCACTCAAACCAATTGCGGTAACATTATACACAATAGATAATGCGATTTTACAACATATGAATGAACGTATTAAACCTATTGTAACACAAAATGGAAACGAAGTTAAAGTACCTGTTATTTATGGCGATCCCGAACGATGGAAGTCCGCTCAACGAGATGGTATCATGCGTGACTCTATTGGAAAGATACAACTTCCAATGATTATGATTCGTCGTTCTGGTATGAAAAAATCAGGTATCAATTCACCTGTCAACAAGTATCTTGAACGGACATTTGAAACGGGATGGAACAAAAGAACCCCATATGACCAATTTGCAGTGAAAAATGGTATTACCCCAAGTCGTGAATATTTAGTCACCACGGTACCTGACTATTATGAAATCACCTATCGCTGTATTATTTGGACTGAATATATGGAACAAATGAATGCGGTAGTAGAAAACGTTTCATTCGAAACTGACCAATACTGGGGTGAGCAAAATAACTACAAATTTCGTACATCGGTAAAGTCATTTGAACCGCTTACGGAATTACCAACGACACAAGACAGAATAGTACGAACCCAGTTCGATATGACGGTATATGCCTACCTCTTACCACAAGACGCATTGGACCGACACAATAATAGAGGTACTACCACGAAGGTACGATATTCTACTAAAAAAACGGTCACTTTTACCGAAATAGAAAGTGAATAATTGATGTTTAGGTAAAAAAACAGATATTTATAATACGAGTTATATTGTATCAACGAGGTTACTATGTCGTCTATTGGAAATGAAGATTTAAAAGAAATTACAGATTTACGAAATAAGTTGTCTACAATTGTTAATGAAGTTGGCCAATTCAGCTTACAGATTGAATTATTACAGGCTGACATTGATGAATTAAAAAAGAAGGTTAGTGGTCACTCATTGACTTTTAAAAAGTTGTTAGATGATGAACAATCGTTAGTTAATCGGTTATCTGAAAAGTATGGCGCTGGTCAAATCAACTTTGAAACTGGCGAATTCACACCAGAGAAATAACAAATTTAGTTTGGAGAATACCGTATGGCAGAACGTATCGTGTCACCAGGCGTTTTTACGCAAGAACGTGACCTCTCATTCCTCCCAGAAGGAATAGCTCAGATTGGAGCAGCTTTCGTGGGTCCGACAGCAAAGGGGCCAGCATTTATTCCTACCACAGTTGAAGGTATTGATGGGTTCGTAACAGCGTTCGGTGAACCTACTGATACTTCATATGTTGGATTTGCGGCTAAGAATTATTTACAAGAAGCCGGCAGTGCAACTGTTGTTCGTGTGTTGGGATTGGGTGGATACAGTACCACAGTCGCAACACTTTACGCCACAGGTTCTGCTGGACGTAGAGTATTTGCAATTCTCCACGCAAATTCTGGAAGTAGTATGACTGGAGCATCAGTCACTACTCCTGGAAACACTGGAAGTTTTGGACTCGTACTTAGTAGTTCAGTAAGTTCAGTTGCTGTAACTGGATTAAGTGGACTAGAAAGTTCACCAGCATTCGTCGGTAAGTACTTTGGAACAAATCCAGTAGCAAGTGCAAATTATCCAGCATATGTTTACGCAGTATTTCCAAATGCATTAACACAAGCTGGTGGTGGTGTTTCAATGTCAATTGAAACATCAAGTTTAGACCTTACCACTCAATATGATAATCCAACAACTCCTTGGATTCGTTCACAACCAATTGCAGGAACAAAGTACGATCTCTTCAAGGTCCACAGTTTAAGTGACGGTACTTCGGCAAATACTCAAATTAAGATTTCAATCACTGGTATCTCACCAAGCACCGACCCAGACAGTGAATATGGTTCATTCTCACTCTTGGTTCGTGATTTCAATGATACCGATACTTCATTAAACGTTCTTGAACAATTTGATAACTTAAATCTTGACCCAACAAGTGCACAATATGTTGCAAGAGTTATTGGAAACAGTGCACCAATTTACAACTCAACTACTGGTGAAAACTACTACGAAGGCGATTATCAAAATCTCTCAAGATATATTCGTATTGAAATGAGTGATGACGTTATTCCAGAAAATGCAGTACCATACGGATTTGCAGCATTAAACTCTGTATTTAGTTCAACTTCTGGTGAAGTAGTTAGTGGTTCATATGTAACCAGTCGTTGGTTAAGTGGTAGTGTTGCTGGTTGGAATGCAGATGCGGTAGACAAGAAATACTTCTATGGTTACAACGTAGAAGATACTACCAGTCTTTCATATCTTGCACCAATCGTGGGAAGTAACGTAGTAGGTACAGAATTCAACATTAGTGGTTCAGTCACCGCTGGTGAAGTAAATGGTACCGATATCTCATTAACAAACAGAACTCACGCAGCATATCGTAAGTTCACTGTACCAATGCAAAGTGGATTTGATGGATTTAATCCAGCACGTATCGTTCGTATGGGGGCAGGTATCACCGCAACCAATTCACAAGGATTTAATCTTTCAAATGCATCCGCATCTGGTTCAGTTGAATTCAAGAGAGCATTAAATCAACTTAGTAATCCAGATAGAATTGATTTTAATCTCTTGGTAATTCCTGGTGTAATCAATTCTCTCCATAGTTATATTGCAACCGAAGCCATCGACCTTTGTGAAACTCGTGGTGACGCATTCTATATCCTTGACCTTGATACACAAGGAGCAACAATTGATTCAGTAACCGCTCAAGCAGAAACACTTGATACTAACTACGCAGCTAGTTACTATCCTTGGGTTCGTGTAGTAGATACTGCAACTAATAAGTTAATTTGGGCACCACCGTCAGTAGTTCTTCCAGAAGTATATGCATATAGTGATAATGTTGGTGCAGAATGGTTTGCACCAGCAGGATTGAACCGTGGTGGTATTCCAGGCGCCGTCGGTGTTAAGACTCGTCTAACTCAAGCACAACGCGACGACTTATACGAATCAAAGGTCAATCCAATTGCACAATTCCCAGGCCAAGGTATATGTGTTTGGGGACAAAAGACACTCCAACGTAGAGCATCAGCACTTGACCGTGTAAACGTTCGTCGTCTTCTTATCACTGTCAAGAAGTATATTGCAAGTTCAGCACGTTACCTTGTCTTCGAACAAAATACCGAAGCAACACGTAACCGTTTCTTGAACATCGTCAATCCATATCTTGCAGGTATTCAACAACGTTCTGGATTGACCGCATTCCGTGTGGTTATGGATGAAACCAATAATACTCCAGATATTATTGACCGCAACATCTTGGCTGGAGCAATCTTCCTCCAACCAACCCGTACTGCAGAATTCATCAAGTTGGACTTCAACATTCTCCCAACTGGTGCAACCTTCGATACCATCTAATCAGTTTTTTCGATAACCACTATTTATTTAAAGTACCAATCTATATTTGGAGAGCCATATGGCAAATTTGGTCAGTGAACAAGAACTATTTTTCACCGCTTTTGAACCAAAGACTCAAAATCGGTATATCATGTCAATCGACGGTATTCCTTCTTATTTAATTAAGAAAACCGATCGTCCAAAGATTACCCAAGAAAAGAAGCGTTTGGACCATATTAATCTCCAACGTTATGTCAAGGGTAAGACTGTATGGGACGAAATGACCATTGATTTATACGATCCAATCGTACCATCGGGCGCACAAGCAGTGATGGAATGGGTTCGTCTTCATCACGAATCAGTCACCGGCCGTGACGGATACGCAGAATTCTATAAGAAGGACATCACTATCACTGTTCTTGGTCCAGTAGGCGATAAAGTAGAAGAATGGATTGTTAAGGGCGCACAAATCACCAAGGTTGAATTTGGTGAATTAAGTTGGGAAAAGGATGATCCCGCAGTAATTAGTCTTACTATCCAACCAGACTTCTGTATTCTTAACTACTAAAAAATAATTTGTAGTATCAATAAACCCCACCTAAAAGTGGGGTTTTTTGTTATATACCAATAATTTATGATACTTATAGAAAGGTGTATTTTTTCGAGGAAAACTATGGCAGAAATTACTGAATTTAATATTGGTCAAGGGGAAACCTTCAAGATTTTAGCCACACTAGAAAACGCAGATAGTGGTAGTTATCTAAATATTACCGACTATACGTTTGAAGGACAAGTCCGTGAAAACTTCAACACGGATGAAATTGCAGCTACGATTAATGTAACTAAAATCGTTCCATTCGTGTCTGGTGGAATCACCATAGAGTTAACTTCTACACAAACCAATACATTCACTCAACGTAAGTATGTCTACGATATTAAAATGACCAGTGGTTCCATCACTCGTCGTATTTTGGAGGGATATTTCGTAGTACGTCCTGCTGCAACGAGATAATAGATGACCGTTTCTGGCGTACCAAATATTCGAGTAATCTTACGAGAAGCTGACGAAGATAATTTATTGGTAGATGTACCGAATCTAACTGTAAAAATCATTCAAGATTCTTCTTATAATGTTAACACTACCCAACCGGTAACTGTTACATTCTTTAGCGGATCGTATAATCGATTTGCTGATGTTGCATTACTCGCATATACTGCATCACATGCTATCACTTCTAGTTATGCAGTAACATCGTCATATGCAGAAAAAGTAAATCAAAATTTCAGTGGTAGTGTATTAGTAACTGGTTCTGTGTCAGTACAAGGGTCAATTAGTGCATCATCTGGTATCACTGGTTCACTTAAAGGTGAACAATTTCAATTAAATGCCGGAACGGTTTCCATCATATTTACGGGGTCAGTTAATACAGGAATATTTGGGGTAACCGAATATATTTATCCATATATCTCAACCACAGAATATTCAGGAATGACCGTGGAATACCTTGCCCAACGTCCCGGTGCATGTCGCATGGGTATTATCATGTCATCATGGTTAAATACGGCTAGTGTCGTATTTACAGACATCTCCACTACGGATATTGGGGATACCAGTGATATATCATTTATGTTTCTAAGCAGTTCGAATCAATTACGGTTACGGGTCAATAGTAACGGGTCAGGCAGTGGAGCTTGGACCGTACAAAGTTTATTCAAATTGTTTCCAAATTTGAATCCTTAAAAAAGTATTTAATATTTATATACTGATAACCCCGTTGGGAGAACTGTATGGCAAATGAATTTGTTGCACGTAAAGGTCTGATAGTCCTTGCGAATGGCGCAAGGGTAACAGGCTCTTTAGGTGTTCAAGGTGATATTAACGCAACTGGTTATAATGTCACTGCGTCAAATTTACAATTATCTGGAAATGCCAATATCGATGGGAATGTCACTATCGGCGGTAATATCACGGTCGGTAACGCTGATATCGATGTCGTCAAGTTTCTGGCGGAAGTTAGTTCTTCCATCGTCCCCGACGTTAATAATGCGTTTGACCTCGGTTCTGGGTCCAAGTACTGGAAGGACTTATATGTAAGTGGTACCGCATATATCGGTAGTGTTCAAGCAACCACTATTAATCTTAATAGTATTACGGTTCTTAATGACTTAACAGTTGATGGAAATACTAAGTTAGGCAATGCATCAACTGATAACGTTTCTATTACTGGTAGTGTTGTTTCAACGGGGCCAGTTACCGCACAATCATTCTCGGGGTCATTCTCTGGTAGTGGTGCACAAATCACCAATATTCCAAATAGTGGACTAGTTAATAGTTCTGTAACGGTCACCGCAGGTACAGGACTAGCAGATGGTGGTCTAGTTGCATTAGGTGGTTCTGTTACCCTTAACTTGGACACTGGTTCGTTTACCTTTACTGATGGTGTTAAAAAGAAGTTAAATGCAGATGCAGTAGTCAGTAGTTCGGCACAAATTGATGTAACACAAACTACCAATATTGCAACAATCGCAACTACTGGTTCAAACACCTTTACTGGTGTACAGACTATTTCCAATACAACAAACAGTACCAATTATACAAACGGTGCGTTAGTTGTTGATGGTGGTGTGGGTATCGCTAAGGATGTAAACATCTCTGGTAGTTTGACTGTTACTGGATTGTTGACTGCAATCAGCATGTCAACGCAGTTCGTAACATCATCGCAAATTCTTATCGCAGATAATGAAATTATACTTAATACAACCAACGCAGTACGATTTGGTGGAGTCTCAGTTGTAGACTCTGGTTCCGCAACGCCACTCACTGGGTCATTATATTGGGATAGTTACACCAATCGTTGGTTAGTACAAAATATCTCTGGTTCATCAATTACGAGTGGTATCCTCATACTTGGTCCAGAAAATACAGGATCAACTGGTACAGAAGTTTCACTGGTTGAAGGACGTATTCCAGTAGCAACAGAAGGTAATCATATTGATAATAGACCTGCATATTCACCACTTCGTATTGAAGGTAGTACACTTCACGCAGAAGAAAATGTATATGTAACGGGGTCTGTGAGTGCATCAGCATTTGCAGGTGACGGTAGTAACCTTACTGGTATCGTCACTAATCTTAATGTCTCGGGTTCAGATGGTGGTACCAGTACTGTCTCCCTAAAGACACAATCATTAATTGTTAGTGGTACCAACGGTGTTGCAGTTACCGCAACGGGGCAAACACTTACTGTTAGTGGTAGTAACGCAACCACTAATAGTCGTGGTGTTGCATCGTTCAATGGAACAAACTTTACTGTAACTAACGGCGATGTTGCATCTAATGCAATTAACTTCAATGGTGCAAATATTAATCTTGGTGGGGTACACTCATTTGGTCTACAAAATATTACTCCATATGGTACATCAACCACGGACCAAGTATCACTCCAAGGTGGTGCAATTATCCAAGGTGTACTCTTTACTACCGCTAGTAACGCCGATGTTGACACAGGTACAGAAGTAGTAGCTACGGTTTCAACTGGAAGTTATGATAGTGCATTCTTTGATTACGTGGTAAAGAAAACAACCAACTACCGTGTTGGTACAGTTATGGCGGTATGGGATAGTACTAGTAACGTAGAATTCACAGATACATCAACAAATGACTTAGGTGACACTAGCGATGTTATTTTCACCGTTGATGTTCTTTCTGGTAACGCACGTTTGAAGGCAACGGTCACCACAAATGATTGGGTAATTAAGACCGCAATAAGAGCGATGTAAAATAATAAAAAGGTTATATTATAATTGATAACACTCACCTTTGGATATGTGAAGAAGGGGAATTATGGCACATGAATTTATAGCCAGAAAGGGGCTTATTGTCCCCTCTGGTAGCTTATTAGTTAATACTGGATCAGTAAATGTAGGTGGAACAATCACCGCATCTTTCTTCAAAGGTGATGGTAGTAATCTAACAAACTTACCAGCAACCACCATAGCATCGTCGGTTGTTATTACAAATACATTTACTGGTGATGGTACTACCAATACATTTAATTTAGGTAGTCAGTATATTGCCAATTCCCTTATGGTCAGTGTTGACGGTTTGTTCTATACTCCGTCCACCGACTTCACGATTTCTAGTAATGATATCGTCTTTACATCTGCACCACCATCTGCGTCGGACATTACGGTTCGAGCAATGGTCAATATCGTTAGTGGTGGTGTCGGGACATATAGTGGGTCATTCATTGGTACTGCATCGTTTGCAACCACCGCGCTCACCGCAAGTTATGTGTCGGGAGCAGCAAGTGACTGGAATACATTAAATAACAAACCAGCAGGTATCGTATCCAGTTCGACTCAAGTTGACTATCTCCAATTACAAAATATTCCGTCAGACATCGTATCTAGTAGTACGCAAGTTGTTGCGTTACTTCCAACTGGTACGGTATCTAGTTCTGCGCAAATCAATACAGGATCCTTTAGTGGGTCATTTACTGGAAGTGTTCTGGGAACTAGTAGTTTGGCACAAAATGCTGTTACCGCATCTTATGTAGAATATACAAATATTGGTAATAAACCAACGTTAGTATCTGCGTCATCTCAGATTGATGTAACACAAACTACCAACATTGCAACAATTGCAACCACGGGTTCAAATACATTTACGGGTATTCAAACCATTAATAACACCACTAATAGCACCAGTTATCTAGATGGTGCGCTAGTTGTTGCTGGTGGAGTGGGGATTACTAAAAACGTAAATATCTCCGGCAGTCTAACAGTTACAGGATTATTGACCGCAGTATCAATGTCCACCCAATACGTGACTTCTTCACAGTATGTGGTGGGCACCAGTCGTGTCATTCTCAATGATGATGATTTAGTACGATTTGCTGGACTATCAATTGTAGATTCTGGGTCAGCATCTCCAACTACTGCATCTATTCTATGGGATAGTTTACAACACAGATTCATTTACGAAAATCTCAGTGGGTCTGGATACAACAGTGCCATCATTATCGCTGGTCCAAAGAATACGGGGTCACTTGGAGATGAAACCGAATTAACGGTTGGTCGAATTCCGTATGCAACTGGTGGTGACCATATCGATAACTCTCCAGCTAGAGTAGAAGGTACTACTGTTCATTTTGATGCAAATGTATATGCAACTGGGTCAATTACCGCTGCAGCATTTACGGGGTCTGTATTCGGTACCACCAGTACTGCCTCGTATGTAGAATATAATAATGTTACGAACAAACCAACATTAGTATCGGCATCATCACAAATATCGTATGGTGGACTTTCAAACATCCCAGCAGATATTGTCAGTAGTTCGGCTCAAGTTATTGCATTCTTACCAACGGGCACTGTATCATCCTCTGTACAAATTAACACGGGGTCATTTACCGGATCGTTTATAGGAGAGCTAACGGGCTCACTATTAGGTACTAGTAGTCACGCAGTTGCAGCAGTCAGTTCGTCATATGCATTAACTGCATCCTTTGCAATGAACGGTGGTGGAGGCGGTGGGTCTGGATTCCCATTTGCTGGTGATGCGGTCATTACGGGGTCACTATATGTGACTGGTAGTACCATTTCGGGGTCATTCGTTGGTGATGGGTCTGGTATCACTGGTGTCAACGTTTCTACCTCTGTAGTCAGTGATATATATCAGTTTGTAGGTAATGGGTCAACACAACTCTTTGTTCTTTCTCAAAGTTATCTAGGAAACAATGTACAAGTTAGTGTTGATGGTTTGGTCTTTACTCAAGGAGTGGACTACACATATACCACGGGATCTATTACATTTGTCGTAGCACCACCGTCCTCATCAAACGTCCTCGTTTCTGCATTACTCAATAGTCAAACAAATCTTAGTGGGTCATTTTCTGGATCGTTTATTGGTGACGGTCATGGTATAACTAATCTTCCACTAGCAATTACTATCGACACCTATAAGTTCTCAGGTGATGGTGTTACTACCGCATATAATTTAAATTATGAATACGGTCCCAACTCACTGTTCATAGACGTTGGGGGTATTACCTATGTGCATCCAGAAGATTATACCATTAGTGGAACCACGATTACCTTTACCGAAGTCCCTGCTTCATCATCTAATATCCTTGTTCGTGCATTCCAATCCCAATCATTCTTAGGTAGTTCAAGTTTCTCTACTACGTCCTCATATGTGGATTATACAAATGTAGGAAATAAACCGACACTTGTATCTGCGTCATCTCAAGTATCGTATTTAGGATTATCAAATATTCCTGCAAACATTGTTAGTAGTTCTACCCAAGTCACCGCATTCTTACCTACGGGAACCGTATCCAGTTCGGTACAAATCAATACAGGCTCATTTAGTGGGTCGTTTACTGGTACATTAACTGGTACTTCAAGTTTGGCAAGCAACGCAGTAACCGCCTCATACGCACTGACCGCATCCTACGCAGAAAATGCAGGTGCAGGAGCAGGATTCCCATTCAGTGGGTCAGCAGTTATCACGGGTTCACTTCTGGTGTCACAAAGTGGGGTTACCGTCAGTGGGTCAGTAAATGTAAGTGGAGGTATCACAGGATCATTTAGTGGGTCAGGAGCAGGACTTACTGATTTACGGGCATCTATTGGCATTGACACTTATACCTTTGTTGGCAACGGCAGTACCACCGAATATTATCTCTCACAATCGTATACCTCAAATTCATTGTTGGTATCGGTTGAAGGTATCAATTACGCTGTTACCGAAGATTATGCTTTGTATGGACCAACGATGTCCTTTACCGTTGCTCCACCAAGTCAATCTAATGTGGTGGTCAAGGCGTTCCTTGCAGTCAGTTCGGGGTCATACATTAATTATACTGGGTCATTTATTGGTGATGGGTACGGATTAAATAACCTTCGCGGGTCATTGGCAATAGATGAATATATCTTTATTGGTAATGGATCAACCACTTCTTATGTCTTATCGTCATCGTATGCACCACCATCACTCAATGTGACCGTGGGTGGATTGCGATATGTCAGTCCAAACGATTATACGGTCACAGGCAGTACGATTAACTTCACCCAAGCACCAGCATCACAATCACTCATTGTTTTTGATGGATTCGTCGTAGTCAGTTCTGGGTCGGTTGGAACCTTTAGTGGGTCATTCCTCGGTAACGCAACCACGGCAACATCTGCATCATATGCCACCACATCAAGTTTTGCAAGTAATGTGTTGAAAACCAAAGCAGGGTTGCTCACAAATACTTCGTTTGGTGGTACACCATATACCGCAAGTGTGACCTTCAGTAGTGCATTTAATAATATTAACTATTCTATCGCAGTCACAGGTGAAGATGCAAGAATCTTTACCGTAGAAAGTAAGACCGCAAGTGGGTTCGTGGTCAACACCAACAGTAATACCGCAGTAACAGGAACCACCTATTGGACCTGCACGGCATTTGGGGAAAACTAACCTATGACAATATTTTCAATTAATTCTGGAAGTTTCGGTGATGTCACAGTCACAGGTATCGTCTCGGCATCCACACTCAAAGGTGATGGTAGTCAGATTACCAGTGTATCCTACGACAACATCGCAAGTAAACCCACCTTAATTTCAAGTTCAACCCAAGTGACCGCACTCTTACCTGCGGGCACC